GTAATCTACTTGTACAAGGAGCAACACCGTTTGTTAAAATCCAAAGAACAGACAACGCAAATGTCCCTGGCATAGATTTCATAGGGCAGGCCGGCACATCAGGAGCAAAGATCTTGTTCGACGGTACAAGTGGCACATCAAACGAATTGATATTACAGACGTTTGACGGAAGTAGCCTGGCAGAGAGATTTAGAGTGCAACAAGCCGGAGCAAAAGTCACAGGAATTTTAAAAATAGGCGATGGTAGTATTACTGACAACTATGTAGGGTTTGGTGATGCTGATGACCTGAAGATATTCCACAATGGAAGTCATTCAATAATAAGAGAGACAGGCACTGGAAGCCTTTATGTGCAGAGTGACAACAATGTGATAATTGGTAAGGACAGTGGTTCAGAAACAATGATAAAGGGTGTTGCTGATGGGGCAGTTGAACTTTATCATGATAACAGTAAAAAGTTTGAAACCACATCAGGTGGTGTTTCGGTCACAGGAAACCTTGCGGCAGATGGCTCACAAATTGATTTCACAAGCCTTCCAACCTCCGATCCGGGAGTAGCAGGCAGACTGTTCAGATCAGGAAATGATGTCAAAATAAGCACTGGCTAATAGCCGCTAGACGCATACACACAAAATCCGCTAAATATTAGTCGATATGACTCAACAGATAATAGATGTAGGTGTAAATGCGGATGACGGTAGCGGTGATTCGTTATATGAAGCCGGCAATAAGATAAACAGCAACTTCGATGATTTCTTCAATCTTGCAGTTGTAAAATCAGACATCAAGTTCTTAGGCAACAATATCACTGCTAGGCTTTCAGATTCAGACATAAACGTACACCCCAGCGGGACAGGATCTATACTGTTCCCGGGAATAAGGATTAACGACAACAGAATCGAAGCTGTGAATAGCAACGATGACCTAAAGATAGTACCCAGTGGATCAGGTTCAGTAATAATCGACGGCATAGGATTCAGTTCAGGAACAACTATCAGTGCCACGGATTCAAGCACTGTAAACATCAATGAAAACGTCATAGTAGATGGTACATTTTCCGCAACAGGAACATTTGATTTCGGTGGCGCGAAAGCATTCGCATCAGGATCACTTTTTGGAACATTATCATTTGCAGATGGATTAATTAATGATTATCTAGGTGGATCAATTAGTTTCGGAGACGAGAACCTCACAACCACAGGAACACTATCGGCGGCGACGGGTTCTCAATTTGGTAACTTGGATCTTCTCAATGGAATCATAAACGATTCATCAGGTGCAATAAGTTTTGGCAACGAAAATTTATCTACCACAGGTACCCTAACTGTTGATGGAACGACCACACTAGGTTCCATGACAGTATCAGGCGCGACATCATTTGCAGATTCTATAACAGTTGACAATCTTACGTTCAATGACAACATAATTTCAACCAGTTCGAACGCTGACCTAAACCTTACGCCAGGTGGCACGGGTGTTGTGAACGTGGCAAACCTGACCATAGACTCAACCATCAATTTTACAGATAATGTCATCAAGGTCACCACGTCAAACGCAGATCTAGTTCTCTCAGGCAGTGGCTCAGGTTCTGTGGAAATCAACGGCATAGACCTAAATTCAGGAACAATAGACAATGTGGTAATAGGGGCCAATGAGCCATCAACAGGACTTTTTGATCAAGACAACCTGAACTATTCAACACTTGTCCTGCCAAACAAAATTACTTTTTCTGGGAACACTATATCAACAAACACATCCAACAACAATCTAGAATTCGAAGCTAACGGTTCAGGAAAGGTCGTAATCAACGGACTTGCACTGCCCAATGCTGACGGACAAACTGGAAATTTTTTACAAACTGATGGAAGCGGAAACCTTAGTTTCGCCGGAGTGTCTATCTCTTTCAGTGAATCAACGATAGAGGACGCAAGGGCCACTGTTGGATTCACTTCAGAGATTGTAATAGACGCCAATTTGGCAACAGGAGAGAATGAATCAATAACAACAGGAACCAGTATGATCAACGACTTTGCACAGGCGAAGTACGACAGTGCATGGTACATAGCACTCAGCAGAGTTGAGGAAGCAGACAGTTCCATTGAGTTCCAGATGCAGAAACACATAGTGGCACAGGGCACTGAAGACGGATCAACATTTGATGCATTTTCTGGTTCATCTCAGATCATAAGGAGTTCAGCCGCTGAGGAAGTACAACTTTCAACAGACATAAGATCAGCAACAGACAAAGTAAGGTTACTGGGCTCGGGAGGAAAGTTAGCAGATGGTTCTACGGATTCAGCAGTCAACACACTACACTTCTTCAGGATTGGCCTCGGAGACAATGATTCTTCGGGCACACAGGCCGGAGACTCCACTTACACCCAGCAACAGACTTTAGTAGTTGCGGATTTAGATTCGGCGGCGGCAAATATAGACACATGGAGTGCGTCCTCATACAGGGGTGCCAAATATTTTGTATCTATCAATAATACCACTACGAACGAAGTTTCCTCATTGGAGTTATTGGTAATACACAATGGCACAGATGCATTCATCCAGGAATACAACACAATTATCACAAACGCAGAAGCAACGTCATTAGCCACTTTCACAGCAGACATTAGTGGAGGAAACGTGAGAGTGCGAGGTGCCAACGGCACAGCAGGAACATGTAGGATCACAATGTACAGAGTGCTTTTATCAGACACAGAATCAGCAAGATCGGGAACACCGATAGCCATTGTAGGATCAACTTCAATTGGACAACTGGTGTCCACAGAGTCAGATGCCAATGTGTCAATTTTAACTTCAAAACAAGGATTTGAGACAGCCGAGATATTCGATGAATTTGCTTCAACAACTTACAACAGTGTGTGGTACCACACATTGGTCAAGGACATGAACGGTAATCGATTGGCATTCCACAAATACTCCGTGAATCATGGAACAAGCGATGACAGTAGCATTGAAGCATTTATATCGGACAGTGGTGTTGTAAGGAACGAGGAGTTTGATCCTGTCACTGCCGACGTTAACGTTGACGATGGGAACATCCAATTGAAACTTACAGGAGTCGATGATGGTTCTACTACTGTTACAAATTTCGCCAACGCTTACAGGATTGGAATCGGAGACAACACAACAGATTCAACCACTGGAGGCGTGGCAACGGAAGACGGCATAGTGGTTGCTGGTAATAGTGAGACCAAGATTGATCATGTTGTCGCTGAAGGTACCACACAAGGAATACTAGCGGCTGAGAGAACTGGTGCAGAATTCACGGCAAGTGAATTCAATGGTGCCATGTTTCATGTGTTAACACGTGATGTTGCCAATGGCAGTTTCGAGACACAAAAGATTTCCGTGCTTCATAATTTCAATGATGCATTCCTTACGTCATCAGCAGTTGTAAGAACAGACGTTGGAGACACACACCCAACCTACGACGCTGATGTAGTGACATCAGGTGATAGCTCATCAAAAGTTAGGTTAAGACTGACAGATGGTGATGGGTCATCAGTAACACCATCGAATTCGCTGGCTTACTACAGGATAGGTATTGGGGATAGTGACTCCACAGGCTATGTGGGAGAACTAGGTTTGGTAAATGACATTACGCATGTTGATATAATTGACAGCAGTGTGGTCAATCTTAACACATTCACAAAGGCTCCACACGCCGCGGCAAAATATTTTATAAATGTGAAAAATCAATCAACAGGTGAAACAAGCAACATAGAAGCCCTGGTCACACACGACAATACCAACGCATACATCACGTCGTACAACGAACATTTCTCAGGCAACAATAGCCTCATAACATTAACTGCGGACATTAGTGGCACTAGTGTCAGGTTAAGAGGTTCGGCAACAGCAGGTGGTAGCACAAAGGTTATTGTCCACAGGATAGTGGCGTTCGCGGACACAGAATCTGACGAGGCGACAACAGACAGCACAAGGAAAGTGATAGGAAACGTCACAGCGTCGAGTACTGCAACAACGTTTGACACTTTCCAATCCAGTGATACCGATGCTGTACACTATGTTGTGTGCGGACAGAATGGTGCAGATGAGAAATTTGTTTGCGAAGCCTCTGTTGTAACAGATGGTACAGAAGTTTTTATAGCCCAAGGTCCAAATGTTAACACAAAAGACACAGACATGTTGGAACTTTCTGCTACAATTTCGGGAGGCACGGTAAGTGTCAAAGCAAGTTCTACTTCTGGTGGTTCAACGGACGTGAGTGCTTACGCAATAAGATTAAAGGCGCCGGCTGAACAAACACAAACCATTGAAAGTTTTGCACACGCAGATTACAGAGGAGCAAAATATTACATCAGTGCAACCAGCACAGCAAACTCAGGGACTCAGAACGCAGAGGCATTGGTTGTTCACGATGGCTCAGATGCTTTTATTACAGTCTATAATGATCATTTCACGAAAGACAGGTTATTCAGTCTCACAGCAGGCATATCTGGTAGCAACGTGGTAGTCACAGCCACTGGACTTGTGGCAGACACCACAATAAGATTTTATAGAGTACGACTAGCAGATGATCAGTCCGCGGCGACTCCTCGTGCTGATGTCAAAGTTATTTCGGCCGTGACAGTTTCCAGTTCAGCCACGACAATAGACACGTTCAGCACCAACACCGACGCAGGCGCACACTATATCATAATAGGTTCGGCCAGTGACGGCAAGAGTATTATGGAGGCCACAGTAATCAGTGACGGCACAGAAGCAAGTGTATCTGAAGGGCCACAGGTCAGTACCAAAGGCACGGCACAGTTGGAACTATCAGCATCTCATTCAAGCACAACAACAACATTGCAGGCATCGTCAACATCTGGTGGTTCCACCACGGTAAACGCCTACAGGATAACATTGGCAAAACCAACCGGAACAGCCTACACAGAGATTGATTCATTCGCTCATGGAAGCACACAGGGTGCCTTGTACGTGGCAGTGACTCACCAAACCGACGACAAGTCGGCCATAGACGAGGTAATGGTGGTGACGGACGGCACGGATGCATATAACCACAGGCATGGCATCAACACTGATTCAGCAACCACGAATCTAGTCAACTGGGACACAGTAGTTGATGGCTCCAATGCTTCTGTTAGAGCAACTCTGGCAGATTCGAGAGCATCAGGAACCATAGTTGCATGGCAGGTGCACCTGGACAGGGCGGCTGGAAATCCATCAAACATAGCCACACTAGACACATTCGACAAGACTACCCACAGGGGTGCTTTTTATAATGTGTCCATATCTGATTCAAACGGAGGCACGTTGGGTAATTATGAGACCCTTGATGTTAGGGTAACACACGACGGAACAGATCCATACGTATCTGTGTTTGGAAGGACAAGTAGCACTGGTTCTGACTTGGCAACAATCACTGCAGACATAAGTGGTGACAATGTGAGGCTCAGAGGACAAATAAATACTAGTAACACGCACGAAATAACAGTAGTAAGGAGACTGATAGAAGTATAGAATATGTCACAATTGGTTTTAAATGTAGGACAAAACGCAAACGACGGAACGGGAGATACGTTACGAGACGCAATGATCAAGGTGAACACGAACTTCACCGAGATATACTCATCAGCTGGGTTTAGCCTTACAAGCATACAGGTCACAGGAAACGAGATCAGAGCCACCAGGACAAATGATGATTTAATATTCAAACCAGCAGGTTCAGGTGCTGTGAATTTTCCCGCAATCAGTATCAGTGGCAATGAAATAATAGGTACAAGGTCCAACGATGACATCAACCTAGTGCCTGCAGGAACAGGATCAGTAGTTTTCGGTTCAATCAAAATCGCTGGCACAACATTAAGTTCAGATGACTCTACAGCGATCAATATTAATGACGGTTTGGTTGTTGATGGTGATTTGTCAGTGTCTGGAACACTTTCATTTTCGGGAGCCATCACAGCAGGATCTGGATCAACGGTTGGAAATTTAACTTTGGCCGATGGATCAATAACTGATTCGTCAGGTGCTATAAGTTTCGGAAATGAAAATCTCTCAACCACAGGAACAATGACCGCCGGCTCAGGATCCACAATTGGTAATCTTACACTGGCAAACGGCTCAATTACTGACTCGTCAGGTGCGATCAGTTTTGGAAATGAAAATTTAAGTACAACAGGAACATTACAAGTAGATGGATTGTCCACACTGGGAGCATTGACAGTGACCGGTGCAGTCACATTTGGTGGTGGTGGAGTAACGGTGGACAACTTGAATTTCAATGATAACACTATTTCTTCCAGTTCAAATGCGGACATACGTTTGACACCAGGTGGCACAGGATCAGTAATCGTAGGAAGCCTTACGATAGATGACAACATCAACATAACCGACAACGAGATACAAGCAACAGCTTCGAACTCCAACTTAATATTATCACCATCAGGAACAGGCTCGGTTGTGATTGCGAAAGCAGACATCAATAGTGGTGCCATAGATGGAACAACCATCGGCGCAACAACGGCGGCGGCGGCGACTTTTACTACACTTACTGTAACACGGGCACTTACACTAGAAGGTATTACTATCGATGACAACACCATAAAGACCAACTCATCAAATGCCAATCTTGAACTATCAGGAAACAGTTCCGGAGGAGTCACAATAAGTGGTCTTACTTTCCCCACATCAGATGGAAGTGCTAACCAATTCCTTAAGACAGACGGATCCGGTGCATTATCATTTGCTACTGCTGGTGCTACATTAAATAATTCAGACCTAGTGGATGGTACAACAACAGTGGCTACTTCAGCTACTACTGTTATGAACACATTCGCTATTGACACTGTCAGGAGTGCCAAGTACTTTATATCCATAACAGATGCGACTAATAGCAGATTTGAGGTAGTAGAAGCCAATGTCACGCACGATGGATCAGATGCTTACATCAGTGTGTTTGGATCTACAACAGATCACACAGGACCATTGACGACATTCACGGCAGACGTTAGTGGAGGAAACGTTAGAATATTGGTAACAAATACGTCAAGCGACAGCACAGTATTCAAATTTCAAAGAATATCTATGGACGTATAATTTTACGTCCGGTTTATAAAATCAATAATAAATAATCATAGCAAAAAGGGGATTTAAAAATGGCGCAACAGACTATTAACATAGGATCAAGTGCAAACGACGGAACAGGTGATCCGTTAAGAACAGCATTTGACAAGATAAATGACAACTTTACAGAATTATATGGCTCTACAGCAGAAGCCAATGACTTGGTTGAGGATTCAACTCCGCAACTAGGTGGAGATCTAGATGTAAACGGAAGAAGAATTACTTCTGCAAGATCAAACGAAGACATCGTATTATTACCAAATGGTACAGGTGGAGTGGTTGCTTCGGCGATAAGAATTGCTGGAACAACAATCAGCTCTGATGACTCTAGCACGATTAACATTAATGAAGGACTAGTGGTCGATGGTACAGCGTCCATAAGTGGTGCAAGTACATTGACAGGAGCAGTTACGGCTAGTTCAACCTTGGGAGTTACAGGCGCCGCAACATTGAGCTCGACTTTAGCAGTTACAGGTGCAACTACATTGACAGGTGCAGTTGTAGTAAACAACAGCGTCACTGCAACAAGTGTAACAACCAACGACATTGTGTCCAATGGTTCAAACGCAGACATCACTATAGATCCAACAGGAACTGGTGATATAAACCTTACAGCAGGTGCAGATGTTAACCTGCCAGCCAACATCGGAATGACATTTGGTGACGACGGAGAAAAAATTGAAGGTAACGGTACAAAATTAACAATATCTTCAAGTGATGCCATTGAATTAACTGCGACAACAGATGTTGTGATTCCTGCTAACGTGGGCATTACATTCGGAACTGGAGAAAAAATCGAAGGTGACAGCACAGACCTTACAGTAACATCAGGTGCAGATATTAACTTAACAGCAACAGCAGATGTAAACTTGCCTAACAACGTAGGAATGGTATTTGGTGATGATGGAGAGAAGATTGAAGGTGATGGAACAAACTTAACAATTTCATCTTCAGGACTTGCAACTATCACTGCAACAGGAAACACTGCAATTACAAATAATGCCACAGTAGGTGGAACGTTAAATGTCACAGGAACTACCACAGTTGCCGCTCTAACAACAACAGGTGCACTTACACTTGGTGGAGCAGTCGCAATAGGTGACCTAAACATATTAGCCGACGGTACAATTACAACAGATTCCAATGGTGACTTTGTAGTTGATCCAGCAGGTACAGGTGCTATTGTACTGACAGGACCTATCACTGCCACAGGCACACAGACCACAACAGGACAACTAAATGTTGATAATTTAAGATTAGATGGTAACGTCCTTTCAGCAACAGATACAAATGGTGGTATTACACTTACTCCAGACGGAACAGGTTCTGTTACACTAGGTGGGCAGATTGTTGGTGTTACTAATGAATTGAACGCAGTTGACATAGAAGTATCAGGTGTATTAAGATCAAACACAATACAGAGTGATACGTCAGACGCAGACATTAACATATCATCTCAGGGTACAGGTGCAGTTGCAATCAGTTCACAGCTTACATTGACAGGATCATTCCTGCCAGCAATACACACATTCACAGCCACGGATGCAATCACAGTGGCGGAACATGCAGGTAGAACTTTATTACTGGGTGAAGTAGGTGGTAACGCATTGGTTACTTTAACATTGCCAGATGCAACAGGAAGTGGGGCAACTTACAAATTTGTAGTTTCTGTAGCAAACACATCAAACTATGTGATCAAAGTGCCAGATGCAAACAACACAATAGCTGGTATAATGTTGTACCTAGATGAAGATGGTACGGCGGTAACAGCTTTTCCAACAGTTGCGGCATCAGATACTATTACTTTGAATGGTGGTACTACCGGTGGTATAGTTGGTGACTATCTAGAGATAGTTGACATAGCCACTGACAAGTATCATGTTAGAGGTGTTATGAGGGTGGCGTCAGGTGCCGACCCGGCAACACCATTTAGTGCCACAGTAAGTTAATAGTTAATAGCATACTATAACGCACACTATAAATCGTTGATACTCCAATAAATATCCATGTAAGGAGTATTTTAATGGCAACACCAGTGTGGACAACCACAGCAGGAAAACTGGCATCTATCGATGAGCAGTCAGCGTTTTCGCTACAACTTGAAGCGAATACTAGCGATTCCACGGCCATTACATACTCGTTGATTGCAGGTAGCCTACCATCAGGAATGTCTCTTACTTCCACAGGCTTACTAACAGGAACTCCGGCTGAGGTAGCCAAAAGAACTCTTTACACCTTCGTCGTGCGAGCCACGGCCGGATCCGCAAT